GAGAAGACGGTCAAAAAGTCCGTTGTAGCCCCCGCTACGCGAAGCACAGCGCCCAGAAAGATCGTGTTGACGCAATCACAAGTTCAAATCGCCAAGCGGCTCGGACTGACGAATGAGCAGTACGCCCGTGCGGTTGCTGAAGAAATGAGGAAACAAAATGGCTGAACGTAACCCCCGTGAACTGGACACCCGAGCAAAGGCCGAGAGGCCCAAGCAGTGGATGGTTCCTGATGTGCTTCCTCATGTGAATGAGGAGCCTGGATACGCCATGCGTTGGATTCGGGTCAGTACCCTTGGTAACGCTGATCCTCGCAATGTTTCCATGAAACTTCAAGAGGGCTGGGAGCCCGTTAAAGCTAGTGATCACCCAGAGACGTATGTTGCGGAAACCGGCGCGGGCCGCTTCCCGGACAGCATTCAAATCGGTGGCCTGATGCTTTGCAAAACACCGAAGGAGTTCGTTGATCAGCGGTCTGCTTTCTTTCAGCGTCAAGCTGATGGGCAGATGGCGTCAGTGGACAACAACTACATGCGCGAGAGCGACCCCCGCATGCCTCTTTTCCGAGAGCGCAAGTCTGAGGTGTCGTTCGGACGCGGTGCTTAATTCAAGGAGTCTCACATGGCCTACCCCTCGGTAGACGCCCCTTACGGGCTAAAGCCGATCAATTTGATCGGTGGGCAGGTGTTTGCGGGTTCTACCCGTTCCCTGCCGATTCAGTACGGCTACGCTACGGACATCTTCTACGGTGACTTTGTGGTGTTGTCTCGCGGTTTTGCTACTCGTGCATCGGTTTCAACCGGCACTGGTGTGAACCAAGTTACCGGGGTTTTCCTCGGTTGTTCGTACACCGATCCGGTGACAAAGCAAGAGCGCTTCTCGCAATACTGGCCCGCTTCCACGCTGGCTGGTGATGCGGTCGCTATTGTTTGCGACGATCCGGACACGGTGTTCAAGGCTGTGGTTTGCTCGGCTACTACGGTGGTTGCTTCTGGTGCTCTGGCACTGGTGGGCACGAACCTGTCGCTGATCAACAACACCGGCAACGTCAACACTGGCAACTCGGCCAACGCGGTTCTGGCTCCGACTGCTACCCCCGTCTCTACGATCCTTCCGGTTCGTTGCGTCGGTGTGGTGGATGACACGGCCTTCAGCGTGACGGCCTCGGGTTCTTCGTCTGGTACGGCCATTACCCTCACGGGTACGGGTCTGCCTGCGGCGATTCCGGTTGGTACTAACGTGGCGTATGTTGCTTCTAACGGGCAACTGATCCAAACCTCGTCCTTCGTGGCAACGGCGGCTTCGGCTGGCGCGACCTCGGTCACGCTCAACGCAGCCATCGCAGTTCCTGGCGGTGTCACCGCAATCCCGGCCTCGTCCACCATCGTGTTCACCCAGTACCCAGAAATTCTGGTGAAGATGAACCTGCTGGTCCACGGCTACTACAGCAGCGCAACCGCCTAAGGAGTGAATCATGGCAATTTCACGTGCCCAACTACTGAAGGAACTCCTGCCTGGGCTGAACGCTCTGTTTGGCATGGAGTACAAGTCCTACGGTGAAGAGCATAAGGAGATCTACGAAACGGAGACCTCCGAGCGCTCGTTTGAAGAAGAGACCAAGCTTGCTGGTTTCTCTGCCGCCCCGGTGAAGAACGAAGGCCAAGGCATCGCGTATGACAATGCGCAGGAAGCCTGGACCGCTCGTTACAACCACGAGACCATCGCTATGGGTTTCTCCATCACCGAAGAGGCGATGGAAGACAACCTGTACGACAGTCTGTCTGCTCGGTACACCAAGTCCCTCGCACGGGCTATGGCTTACACCAAGCAAGTCAAGGCGGCAAGCATCCTGAACAACGGCTTCAATGCGTCCTTCACCTACGGTGACGGCCAAGCCCTGTTCTCGACGGCTCATCCGCTGGTCTCTGGCGGCACCAATAGCAACCGTCCTGCGACGGCGGCTGACCTCAACGAAACGTCCCTTGAAGCGGCTGTGATCCAGATCGCTGGTTGGACCGACGAACGTGGTCTGCTGATCGCTGCCAAGCCCCGCAAGCTGATCGTTCCTCCGCAACTCCAGTTCGTCGCAACCCGACTGCTGGAAACGTCGCTGCGTGTCGGCACCACCGACAACGACATCAACGCGCTGAAGAACAACGGCTCCATCCCGGAAGGCTACACGAAAAACCACTTCTTGACCGACACCAACGCTTGGTTCTTGAAGACGGATGTGCCCAACGGTTTGAAGCACTTCGTGCGCGTGCCGCTGGCTACGTCGATGGACCAAGATTTCGACACCGGGAACAGCCGGTATAAGGCTCGCGAAAGGTATTCGTTCGGAGTGTCGGACAGCCTCGGCGTGTTTGGCAGCCCTGGCGCATAACCCAATAAAATCAAGCACTTACGTTTGATTGAGGGCCCTTCGGGGCCCTTTTCTTTTGCCTGTTGACACACGGCGTGTGAATGGCTTATCATTGTGGCTCAGACGTTTTGTAACGGAGATCCCATGAAAGAGCCAGTTATCTACAAGATCCGCAATGTCGTAAACGGTAAGTTTTACGTCGGAAGCACCACCGATACACGCGAACGGTTTCGCAATCACCGCAAAATGTTGCGCGGTAACAAACATCACTGCCGCCACCTTCAAGCCTCTTGGAACAAGCACGGGGAGGACTGTTTTAAGTTTGAAGTTCAAGAAGTAATTGAGGATGCCGCCAGACTTTGGGAGGCCGAAGAGCGCTGGCTTGCTGAGCATTTTGGTAAAGACTATTGCTACAACTCAGGCCGAGCGCCAGAAGCGCCCATGCGCGGACGATTCGGCCCCTTGCATCCAAGTTACGGAAAGCCGGTGCCACAGGAGCAAAAAGCCGCAATCTCCGCCACACTTAAAGCGTTCTATGCGGAAGACCCCAATAACCATCCCCGTGTTGGAAAGCAACACACAGACGAAGCTAAGGCTAAGATCAGTGCGAAAGTCAACGCTGCCGTAGCCGAAGGCCGAGGCGGGGCTTTCATCCCCTCAGAGGAAACCCGGCAAAAAATGTCGGAGGCACTGAAAGGCAACCAGAACGCCCTTGGCTACAAGCGCACTGATGCTGAGCGTGAGGCCATTCGCCAGCGCACGTTGGGCAATCAGAACTTCCTTGGTAAGAAGCACACCGAAGAGGCCAAGGAGAAGATGCGCAAGAAGGTCTTGGAGCAGACCTCGGGCCAAATGTTTGACAGTCTGACCGCTGTGCTTACGCACTACCAGATGACCATGCCCACACTGCGGCGGGCTCTGGTGGCTGGCAAGCCCATTACCAGGGGCAAGTTTGTTGGGCTCGTATTCGTTTACGCTTGACGCGCCCAATCCCCTGTGCTACCCTTTTGCAAACCGAGCTTCACCACAGCCCGCCGACTGACTCGGCAGACTTCTCCTCAGAGACGACGGGCGCAGATTTGAGGAATAGCCATGAGCTTCTCGACCTTCTCTGGCCCGATCCGCTCGGGCACCCAGCGTTTTGGCTCCGCGACCAATACCGGCCTGCCTGTTCTGACGCAATCGGCTAACGTGCCATTTTCTGTGATGCTGGGTTCGCCCACGGCGCAGAGCCTGTTCACGCTCCCGGCTGGCTCCAAGATCCTGCGGTTCACGGTTGAGAAGACGACTGCCATTTCTGGTGGTTCGGTGTCTGCTGTGAACACCACGTTCGGTCGCGCTGGTACGGCTAACGCTTTCCAGACCACGATTGACATCGGCTTGACCACGGCTCAGACCGCTCGGGCTACGCTGGACGCGGCGCTGGTTTCCTCGGCCACCAACAACATTGGCACGGCTGATGTGACGGTGACGGGCACGTTTACGGCTGCTGGAGGTAATCCTACTGCTGGTGCTGTGGTGGTGACGATTGAGTACATCCAGCGTGCTGACAACGGCGCTCAGGCTCCGACCACGTTCCAGAACTGATGACGGGGGCTTCGGCCCCCTAGGAGTGCTGAATGGCTAAGACCAACTATAGCCCCACGTTCCCTATGTATCCTGGGGACGCCGGTGCTATTACCGTGAGTGATACGGTAAATCTTGCAACTCCGAGTGTGATTTACGTTGGGGCTGCGGGCAACGTCAAGGTGACGACTGCTCAAGGCTCTGACGTAACTTTTGTCGGGCTTCAGGCGGGGCAGGTCATTCCTGTTCAGGTGATTCGGGTGTGGAGCACTGGTACTACGGTTGCCACGCCTAATACGAACCTGCTGAGAATCTTCTGATGACGTTTGGGTTTGGCTTGGGGTTTCCCCGTGTCCAGCGGGTAGGCCCTAGTGCGCCACCACCGCCCGTTGGAAATATAACAGTGCTCAATAGTGCAGGCACTTTGTATACTGTTCCCCTGACAGTGCTGGATAGTTCCGGCACTAGCTACACCGTTTCCAACACTGTGCTGTCCAGCGGCGGTACAGCGTACAACGTCTGAGGTAAAACATGGCCGCGTTTGAAGTCGTCGCGTTAGATACTGCAACACCTCAGTTGCGTGCGCCTGGGGCGTCTGATACCTACTCGGTTCCGCGTGCAATTGCATTCAGCAGCACGGTTACACCAGCCACAAACGTGGTGGACTCGGTTGGCTACACCGGCATGCCTCAGAACTCGCAGTCTGCGGCTTACGGCATTCTGGCAAGTGATGCAGGCAAGAGCATCGTCCACCCGATCACGGACAACAACGCTCGGACCTTCACGATCCCAGCAAACGGCAGCGTGGCGTTCCCGGTGGGCACCACGATCACGTTCATCAACATGATCAACACCGTGACGATTGCGATCACCACGGACACGATGTACCTCGCAGGCGCAGGAACCACGGGCAGCAGAACGCTGGCGGCTTACGGTGTGGCGACGGCCATCAAGGTCACCAGCACAAGCTGGATCATCTCTGGCAACGGCCTGACCTGACCATGAGCGGCGTACTGCACGGCGTTGTTGCGTCTCTGAAGACCGCTGCGGCTGCGGCCACGGATGCGTTCTTTAAGTACGTCACCCTGCTGCTGAACACCAGCGCAACGAACGGCGCTCAGAACAACACGTTCCTCGACAGCAGCACCAACAACTTCAGCATCACCCGCAACGGCGACACCACGCAGGGGTCGTTCAATCCGTACATGCCCAGCGGGTACTGGAGCGGGTTCTTTGATGGGACGGGGGATTATCTGCAAATTGCAAACACCTCAGCCCTAAACTTTGATGGTCAGTTTTGTGTTGAGGGGTGGGTCAATTTTTCCGCTTTGAACACGCAAAACTTTTTGGTTTCGCAATTTAATGGAAGCGTCGAAAGCGGTTGGCTTGTCAGACACACAGGCACAAACCTGCGGCTATATGCAAGCGCTGGGGCCATCAATATTGACAGAGCGTGGACTCCAACAATAGGTGTTTGGTATCACTTCGCGGTAACAAGAGATTCAAGCAACAATGTCCGAATGTTTGTTGATGGGTCGCAGATTGGAACCACGGCAACAAGTATTACCAATAGCCCGAGCACGGGCGACCCGGCGCGAGTTGGTGGGCATCCCGACATCGCAACCGATACAAATGCCTACCTGTCAAACATTCGCGTGGTCAAGGGTTCCGCCGTCTACACGGGCAACTTCACGCCTCCCACCACCCCGCTAACGGCCATCACGAACACCAGCCTGCTGTGCTTG